TTTTTCATTTTTTATAGATTTAATAGAAGTAGTTTTTTTTATATTGGTTGTTTCTATAAAATCTATATGTTCTTGTTTTTGTGCTTCTAATTCTTTAATATGATTATCTACTTTACGTATTTCTGTAAAATAATAAGTGCGAAGATTTGAATTTTCTTCATATTTTTTTTTTAAAAAATCCCAAATTTGTTCTCTTGCTTTTTTTAAATCATTCACTTGTGTATCAATTTTATAATTTAATAAATCGCTTGAATATGTGCCAGCATTAGGATAATTTGCTTTTTGAATAAGTTTAAATAAATTATCATTTTTATCAATAGTTGTTTTTATTTCAAACATTAATGAATTATAATCTTGTGATTCATTCATTTCATTTGTATTAGTTGGTGATGGTGATGACATTTTTATAATTATAACTTTATATATTATAAAGATATTATATTTTATATATTTTATATATTTTATATATTATATATTATATTTTATAAAGATTTATATTTTATAAAGATATTTTACAAATATAAAAGACTATAATAATAATTTAAAATTTAAAAAATTAAATTAAATAAAAAGTTAAATTAAATAAAAAATAAATAATCATATAATAATAAATATTTATTTATTTTATATTTCTATAAATATTATTTATACTATTTGAATTATTGGAAGTTGTAGTAAAATTAGAATATACTAAATATATTATTAATCCTAAAACTAATAAAACTAATAGTATATTAATACCCATATATAGTTGTGATGTAAATGATAACTCTTCTGTTCTTTCAATAGTATTATTTAAACTATCTTTTTGTGATTTTTCATTAATGGATAAATCTGTTTTTTTATTTTTAAGCATTTTAATTTCTTTCATTAATGTATCAATATTTTTAGATTTTGTTTCCAATTCTATTTTTTGACCTAATATTAATTCAGTATCTCTATCAACAGTATCAATTAATTCTTTACTTAATTTAATAATTTGAGAATTATAAGCTTCTGCTTTTGGTTTTATTGTTGTTTCAGCATAAGTTCTTGCATCAGACTCTAAACTATTACTATCTATAGTATATTCCGTATAAGATTCTGTATATTTTTTTAATAACTCATTATAATAATTAATAATTTTATCTATTTTTTGTTTTCTTACAATTGAATAATTTAAAGGTGTAGAGTTTTCACATTTTGTATTTGCTACTTCTTCATTATTTTGAGAACTTGAACTTTCAGTTGGGGTTGAAATTGTGGTTGGTGTAGAAGACATTTTTATATTTTATATTAAATTATATATTATATATTAATATAAATTTATATATTATTCTATACTATTATAATTTAATAATATATTTATCTATATAATTATAATATTAAAATAAAAAAATAATTAAAATAAAAAATAATTAAAATAAAATAAAATAAAAAGATTTAACTAATTGTTTCACAACGATTACATTTTACTAATGGTAATAAATTATTTTTATTACTAAAATAAATATTTGAAATATTAAAAGTAAATATATATTTACTATCATTTTTATTATTTTCTATTTCTTTAATAATTTCATTATCTAAATATGATTTCATATGAAGTTCAATTATATTATTATATCTAAATTTAATTATTTGTTCATAATTAAAACAAGATATTGGACGATTATCATTATAGTATAATTTTAAATCATTTTCTAATTCAAAAGCATATTTATTTATATAATTAGAAATACATTCATCTATATTTCTTAAAATACTAATAAATTGCGAATGGTCTTTATAATTCAATAATAATTTTAATGTTGGATTTAATATAGCATTTGATTGATAATATTTATTTTCTTTATAATAAATTATTATATCTTTTATAGATATAGCTGGTGTTTTGAAAAATAAACCTTCTAAAAATACAGATGGTGATTTATAAATAATTTCAATATATTTCTTTTTTTTTAATGTTAAATTATTTAAATATACCATAGTGATATCAAAAATATCTTTTTTAATACAAATATATTTATAATCTACAGATGATTTTTTTTTATCTTTTTTAGTATTATCTATAATAGTATTATCTATAATAGTATTATTTTCCATTTTTATTTGTAAATATTCAAATAGTATTTATATATAAATTTATATTTTTCTTTTTATATTAAAAATTTTTAATTTATAAAGTTATTTTAATTAATTTTATTTTAATTAATTTTATTTTAATTAATTTTATTTTAATTAATTTTATTTTAATTATTTTTATTTTAATTATTTTTATTTTAATTATTTTTTATTTAATTAATTTTTAAAAAATTTTATTCTTTGTATAATATAATATATTGTAAAATATAAATATTCAATTTTTAAAAACTATTTAAATATTATTATAAAATGGATTCTCGCGAACTTTGCAAACGTGTTGTTAAATACGTTCTTGAAGGTTTAGTTGTTGCTATTGCTGCTTGTGTTCTTCCTAAAGATAAATTTAGATTTGAAGACGTTCTTGCTCTTGCTCTTGTTGCTGCCAGCACTTTTGCTATTATTGACACTATGATGCCTTCTTTAAGCTACCCTTTAAATATGGGTGTTGGTTTTGGTCTTGGAGCAAACCTTGTTAATTTTCCAGGTGGTATGTAAATTTTAATTTAAAAATTTAAAATCAAAAAAATTTATATAAAGTTTATTATTTGTATTTTTTAGTTTAATTTTTTATATTGTTTATTTTGAATTAATTAATTTATATCTATTATATGCCATAAAACTATGATATAAAGTAATACCAATACCCATTATTACAAGTAAATCCCAAATCATTTTTGGAAAATTTTTATGTTCATGATATAATCCAATTACAATAAGTAATGGACCCACAAATAAGATGTGAAATAAATAGATAGAATAATCAGCCATTTTATTAATTATTTAATTTTATTAATTATTTAATTTTATTAATTATTAGTTAGATTTTAAAATAGAAAAAATAGAAAAATATAAAAAAAAATTGTTTTTAAATTTTTATTTATTTATAATTAATATTTCCTCTTTTAAATTCAAACAAAATGTGTTTGACTTGCCAACCAATTCGTGTTTTTGCGTGTGCCAGTTATACTCATACTGAGGGTGAAATGTTGGATTATCATCGCACTGCGGGAGCTTGTAGATGTGATAGCGATAATGATTGTGAATGTTTTAATAACGACATTTGTCAATGCGGACAAGTTGCTACACAAATCATATTAGTGTGTGCTAACACCAGAGAAGTAATTCTGTCTCATCCTATTACATCACACGTAATTTTCGCCTGTGCTAATTATATATGTGAAGTTGGTGAGCCATTACCGCTTCATCGCAGTGCTGCAAATTGCCCTTGTGGTAATTATGATGACAATGGAAACTGTGAACACCGAACAGAAACTTTAACTTGTCAATGCGGAAGACCAGCAACACAATGCGTTGTTTTAGACTCACAAGGTATCGTTTTTCGTTTGGTACCACTCTTGGAAACAGAAACACAATAATTTAATTGTTTCCAACTTTTTTAAAAAATATTATTAATTAATATTTTTTTAAATATATAAAATAGAAATTATAAAAAAAATAAACAAAATTGATTTATTTTTTATATTAAATATTAAATACAATTTACAACTTCGTAGCTATGGAGTCTTCAATAATTCTACGAGGTGATGAACGTGCTGAATTGTTTCTTCAACGTTATGTTGCATACTTATGTTTGCGACACCATTATGATGTTGAAATCAAAGACGGTGTTCTTTATTTCAATGTTTGACCATACAGATATATGGTCCCTTTTTTAAAGAATAATTTTTAATTAAATTATTTTTTTATTTTTATTTTTATTTTTATTTTTATTTTATAATTTATCAATAGAGTAAAAAATTATAATTAATATCAAACTAAATAATATAGAATAAATTAATCATAGAATGTCAAATAATAATATTATTAATAATAACAATAATAATAATAATACTATACCAACACCAACACCAACACCAACTCTAAATCAAACTTATAATAATAATAATAATAATAATAATAATGAAGATGATTTAATTATTTCTTATTATCTTCTTAAAAAATGTAAATTATGGGTTTGGGATTTTGATGATACATTAATAGATACAAATTATTATTATAAAACAAGTATGGAACCTAATGATATATTAAAAAGAACAGATGAAGAATTAACAAATGAAGTCCCTCATTGGAAATATTTTAAAAGATTAGTAGAATATTTAGCAAAACACGGTAAATATATAGCAATTGCCAGTTTTGGAACATATGAAATTATAAAAGCCTATATGGATAGAATTATGGGATTTAATCAAACTTTTTTTAATAAAAAGAATTTAATCGCACCTGTTTATAATGAAAGACAATGTCGTAGTTTTAAATTACCAGCTAATAAAAACGAATATATCTATAAAATAATGAAGCACTATACTATAGAAGATTTTAAAAGCGTTGTTCTTTTTGATGATTTACCAAGTAATATTGCTGATGCTGTTGGTATTGGAATTATAGGTATTCAAATAGCAACACCAAGTAATGGTGATAAACTTGATAATCATAATATTTATGGAACAAATATGTATTTTAATCCAATGATAATGATTGCTTTTGATAAGAAAATTGAAAATGATTGTGGTAAAGAATTATACCTTAATAGAACATATTCTGGAGTAACTAATAAATATAATTCAAAAGATAAATCAAGTTTTACAGGAATGTCTTATGATAAAATAGATTTTAGAAATGGTATTAAAGAGGACTTTGAACCTGTTGCTTTTGGAACAGGAATTGGAAATCGCAAAATAAGCACTAATCCAGAATACAGATGGAATAAAATGAATGTTAGTAATCCACCAGAATGGGTAAATGGTAATTGGGTCGATTCAACATTAGGTGGTGAAAGTGTCAGTTTTTGGGATAAATATCATAGCGTTCATAGCGTTCATAATGTAAATAAGAATAAATCTGGTGAGTTTGGTGATGGTGGTGAGTCTGGTGATGGTGGTAAATCTGTTGATGGTGGCGAATCTGGTGATGGTGGCTCTGGTGAATATATAGTAGATAATGATGATAAATATTATTATGAAAATATAAAAAAAATTAATGTTAATCCTTATAATGGTAAATTAAATGAACCTCCTAATTATGTTATGGGAGTGACCGAAGGATTTAAAAATAGTAAAT